GGTTCATTGCCCGGCACTCCACACACACCGGCCAACTTTAACGCTAACCACGTCTCAGGTGTTCCATCCCACTGGATAGCCTCCACCACAACGGGCTTTTTACGATACTTCTTCATGTTATTTTTCCTTATTCCGTGGAAACCACGACATTAACTTGTATGCCTCACCCGTTTCCTGAATGGCTTTCAGGAATGCTTCGTAGACAGCTTTGTGGAGTTGTTCGTAGTTCATACAATCGCCACCTCCTGCTTGTTGCCTTCTGCGTCTACGGCGTGGGTGATTCCTGTGTTTTTGCAGCCCGACAGCAAAGAATACATGCGATCTGGAAAGTGTTTATATTCATAACTATCTATAGACTCCCATACTGCAAACAACCCATGACTCGCATACAGATACAACAGCCACGCATCGTCCTTCGTGGGATTGCGCGGGAGAGGGGGGAGGATGGTGACGGTGTAGTCTATGTGCTCAGACCTTGTCAGCTGTCCTCCGTGCAACTTGAAATCACCTGAAGGTGCCCCATTCTCAAAACACCAATCTCCTGTAATGTGTTCCCATCGCCCACGATGCTCACAGAGAGGAAGTCGCCAAAGTGATAGTTCATTATGCACCCACTCGGCGTTGAATGGACGACGGATAACGGTGCAGAGCTTACCGTAGATGGTTTCTGGTGTTACTTGCATGGTGTCCCTCCACCAAATTTTAGGCAGAATGGTAGTGCGATATCATGTAGAACCCATAAATGATACGCCCCCACCTCATCTACTAGTGCTATCTCTGATGGAAACACCTCAATAGCAGTAGCACCATCACCAAAAAGCATGTTTTTTATTTGTTGTTTAACATTCCATGGAATATCTTTGTTTTTTGCATCCCGAATGAAAGCGTGTGTTACTCTCCCCCATGCCGTTTGTATATCCCTTGCAAGCACCACATGATTCCCGTTTGTCCATGCTTGATCCATTTCCCTCACCCACCCAGTGCCATACCCGCATGACTTTGGTGTGAGTTGGCTTGGAAGAAGTGTCTTAATCTTTTTTCCAGCGCTCATCACTCGCCCCCTACTTTCAAGTGCTTAATACACTTAACAACTAACCAAATTAAACCCGCAAACAGTAATCCCAGAGCAGAACTAGCCATTTGTAAAATGGCAAACAGTAGCAATATGTCTTGTACTTCAGATACCTGCATTACTCACCTCCTGCTATTTGTTCGGCTTCTGAAACCGCTCGTCTTGCTATCAGGGCTTTCTCTAGTGCACCAAGGCGTGCATCTGTACATTGCCTTAATGCTGTGTCCTGTACTAATGTTATCTTCGCCAATCGCTCCAGCGTGTCGAGCGGCATGTAGTGGGTGAACAACTCTGGGTCGTGTTTCCCTTCCTCATCCTCCCAGTAGGCATCTTTTACGTTCCAGTTATAAAACCCCTGTCCTGTAGTTTTATGGGCATCACCGGGGTAGAGATAGGACCAAGTAAGCAGTACCTCGCTTCCATCCTTCGGTGCTTCCTCAATCGGACGCCTCCCGGCGAACTCAATCAGCTTTTCGAGGTTGGTTTTCATTACTGTTTCTCCTTTGTTATAATGTTCTCGTAATTAACTATATCCTCGTAGCCGTCCAGCTTGATAACAACCACGCAGTCATTACCTAAACCCCAGCGAATTGCGAAATAGCATCCCGGCTCAATTTCCTTATCAGAATAGGTGTTGTTCTTGGGGTTTTCGGCAAAATTTACTGCCGCACGCTGTGCGAAGGCCAGCTTTTCCGCTTCGTTAGTTAAGTTATACATCCGCATCTTGTTTCCCCTCCAATGCTTTTAACTGTTTATCCAGATCAAAATACTTAATGATTCTGTCTTGCGCCAGCCCTTGATAGAATTCTGCGCCTTTGTTCGCGGCCTTCAGGTGTGCACGCAGTTCCATAAGCAAACCGATATCCAAAGGATCGGCGTGGTCACTGTTGATGTAGTAGTCAAAGCGTTGTTGCAGGCTGTGCTTGCTCGCCTCATTGCTCTTTATTTCTGGTTGCATCGCGCCTTCTCCAGTTCGATTTGTTTGTCGAATAACTCTAATCTCTGTCTGTGCTGTGTTCCTGCATCCGGTTGGTTTTTATGTAAATTTTGCGCCCCTTTAATTACAAAGACTATTGCTGTACTGCATATTATCAAAACACAAACAACAATAATTAATCCATCACTGGTATCTTTATCTAAATCCAGCATCTCACTCTCCTTTCAATTTACCTAAGTTTTTCAGCCAATACTGCAACCAAACCACAAATTCCTTGTGATACTGCTGCCAATATCTGAGCAATCACTGACAAAGGAACGGCTATAAGTAGCGCAGGAACCGTAAAGACGAACCATACCAAACGCAGAACGTTCTTCATCTCACTCTCCCCATATTCTCCTGAATGCGAACGCAAGCAAAACAGTTGGCGCTAAAAATATAGAAAGAACAATAAGTAAAATATACATTAATTGTTTTCCTTAATTACATACTCTATGTTTTTCTCAATATCCTCTATGCATCTACAGATTTCATCTATGTAGTCCGTGCCAGCAAAATCTGGGCCTAATATTTTTAGATTCTCCTGTAATTCTTTTTTACAAGAAGAAAGTAATTCGAGTGTTTTTCTATACTGACATTCTTCTGGAAGGTTACGCCCTGTTTTGCTTTTATAGAATTCCCCTACATTACACCTATACATATTAAATTCCAGAACCCACACCCATGGGTTTTCACGCCACGATCCATGGGTGTTTGTTTTGTTCCATAAGATGGCGAACCATGTCCTTGGTCCAGCCACATAATCAGCCCCCGGTGGGGCTTCCCACTCGGTTCCAATAGAAGTATCACGCGCACCCTCTACTATTGCATCCTCCTCGCTAATGTCCTGCAACCTCTCGACGCGCACGTTGGTTATTTCTAGTGTAATGCGAGAGGCCCAGAAGGGCATTGATTCAGGAGACAACCAGCGGTGTGCCAATACCTTACTGTTTGTTTCTGTTGCTTGATAACTCAATCTATCAACATGCGGATTACTAGCCTGGAACGGCTCTTGAACCCATAGTAGGTCTCCAAGCTTACCGTAGGGACATTCAATCACCGGCATATTCTCAACTACCGGAGGCCTTACACCGAAACCTCTCGCCATTTCATCGGTTAATATGGCTGTCTGTGGCACCACCAATTCCCGATGTTGTTTTTTTCTACCGCTCAATAACGCCAACACTGTCGCTGTGTTACAAACTATTGGCCTAACCTGTATGGTTGATCTATCCACGCGCACTCTCCCGTTCTTTCCATGATGATGTTTGGTATGCTCTTATTGGTAGTTGATTTTTTTCATAAGGTCAATTGATTTTTTTCATTGCTGAAAATGAAATAGGTGGTATCCTGTTTTTACGGGTAAACATATTGTTTAGCTTAAGGAAAGTAGATGTTGTGTGGAAAAATTCTTCCGAAAAAATTCTTGCAGACTGTTTATTGTATTGTGAGAGGACAAAATCTAACCATATTACTTTTGGGGCTAAAGCCATTGGTAATGGAAGGCTGATTGGCACACTCCAAAACGGCGGAAATATAGGAACCAATGCCATGGATCGGCTCTATGCCTATATGGCTATCCAATGCCCTGATATTAAAAACCCAATCATAGGAGATAAAACAAATGCCTAAACAGAAAAAAGAACCAACGTCTGAAGTGAAAGTTTCTCGGCGCGGGCGTCCCCCTAAAGATAAATCGCAACAGGTCGTTGCTGATGTTAATTTCTCTAATAAGCCACTTCCTAAATCCGCAAAAGTTGTAAATCCCGCTAAGGCTGCTGGTGATACAGCACTCGCTACGCTTGCCTCTCATGGTCCTCATGGAAAGAGTGAGTTTCTTATTTCCAATGTTCATAAGGTTGAAAAGCTGGAAGAACAGCGCCGCCTGATTAATCGGGAAATTAATTCTGTTTATGCCACGATCAAGCAAAATGGGTTCCCTGTTGGCGCTGCACGCAAGATTGTTGCTCTTCGCCGTATGGATCCTGAAGAAAGAATTGCGCTTGAAGAAGATATGGCGATGGTATCTCAAGGGCTTGGTGAGACGCGCCAGATGACTCTGTTTGGATTTCACAGCCTTGAGGCCCCAACAATCTCTGGAACTGCCATTGTAGTGGCCCCCTCTGATGCGCCTACCCCAGTAGAGGGTGAGGCACCACTAGAGGAGGCTGTAGCAAAACTTGAGGAGGAAATTAATCTGGATGATCCAGAGGCTGTTGCTCTTTCCCGTATGGGGATTATGAGTCAATTCGATCATTCTTTTATCAACTAATGTCTACATCTCCATCCCACATGATCCTGGCATTGGATTTAGCAACCAATACAGGATGGGCTTTCTCCAAGGGAACTAAAATCCTAGCATGGGGGGTGGAGAACTTTTCTTCTGGGTTAGATACCCGCCACGCTCGCGGCCATAGATTAGATAAGTTTGAAAAATGGCTTGGAGCCTTTTCTGGCGTTCATGAAATTATCTATGAAGAAGTCGGTAGTGATATGCGCAATATCAATGCTGCTGCGTGCTTCTATCAGCTTCTTGGTGAGGTAGAGAAATTCGCTTTTCGGTGCAGAATACCCCTCACATCCATACACAACGCTACCCTTAAGAAGGCGTTTACTGGCAGTGGACGTGCCGATAAAAAACTAATGTGTGAGACAGCGCATAATCTTGGATGGTCTGGTGGTATTGTAGGTACGGATATGGATCATGATGCATGTGATGCATGTGCGTTAATTTATATTCGTCAAATTCAGCGTGGTGTTGAAATGGAGTTTAGCTGTGGACAGAAATCTCTATAAGAAGCATTTAGAGGCTATTAAAGAATCCGCTGATAAATACAAGGAGCCTATTGGGGTTTACCGAGAGAATGGCCACCTCATTAAAGTGTATCACCCAGGATATGCGGCTGGATATGAGGAGACAACAGCCTACACTGAGAAACTCAGTATGCTTTAGTTGGTAAAATATAGCTTTTGTCAACCAGAAATGATTTTGTCAACCAACTAGGGTTGTGTTTTACAAATCGACTCAAGATAATCATCTACTGATTTTTTGAACTCGTCTTCGATCTCCTCCATTTTTGATGCGTGAAAATCAACAACTGAACTTCCACATCCAGTTACCCTGCCGTACAGGGAGTGGGTTTCTTGGTCGTACTCCAGTGTCATTCCAAAGCCCTTGTATGTAAACATTTGCTTTTTCCTTTACGGGGTTTGATTAAGTAAATTTTCCGCTGATTTTTGTTAGTTAGAAAAACCTAACTAACATTTTTGATTGCTACCTACATAGGTCAATAAACTTTTGTTTACGTTTATGAGGAAAGAATGATTGAGTGAGTCCGTTAAATTCATCTAACACATCTTTGTCTGGAATTTCCATATCCCTTTTGACGCGAAAATTATTTAGGTTTGCCAACTTCCACCACGCAGATGTTTCTGAGTGGCATAGTTCACTTAAGCATTCTCCTGACAAATGGCTGTAGCGATGCCATATAAAGTTGATAAGCCTATTCCATTCATGCCTGCATTCTACTTGGTCATCAGGAATATGATAGGGGGAATGTTGGATTGGTTGGTATATATTCGCCATACCGTAGACGGCCAGAATATCATAGAGAGATTTAAACACAGGTCCATATTTCCACATTTGCGGCCGTTCATTTGAGATGGATATGCCTTTAGTGGCAAGCGACCATCCATGCGCCATATAAACCATCTTCTGTAGCTTCATGTGATTTAATGTGCGCGGGTGGTCTGTTGGCAGTCTGTCTATTTTATAGTCATCCATTTTTGAAATGAATGCATTCGCTATAGCAATAGGTTCATACTGTTTTGGTTTTTTATCCTCTTCCATTCTATTCCCCTTTGGTTCTAATTGTTAAAACAGTGGTGTTGATGTTGGTTCCGCTCTGACGGAATGCCCCCCTCGTCACCGCCTTTCCCAGGGTGAGTGATGGTCTGTTTTTTTTGAATCCCTATACTTTTTCCAGAGTTTTTTAATACCCCAGTCAATGAATCGCAGAAAGTAAATAAAGCAAATAACTATGATAATCTGGTTCAAACTCATTTTTATTCCCCTTTGGTTTTAATTGTTAAAACAGTGGTGTTGATATTTGTGCCGCTCTGACGGAATGCCCCCACAGGCAAGTCTTCCCAGTGTCCATCTAGTAGGCCGTGGTCATACCTGGCTGTTACAGGAAGGATAGCGGTTAGGGTTCCTCCTGCTTTAAGAAACTTCAGCGCGTGTTTAACATGCTTGGCATAGTGTTTGCCGTAAAATGGTGGGTTTATAATCACATGATCAAAATCACCTGTTGGGACTGACTCTAGGAAATTGCGCTCTATAACGGTATGTCCTTAATAAGAGCAAGCTGCATATTATTCTCCACGCGCTTGTTTTATCGCTTCTCGTGCCATAGCAATCCATGTTCCAGGCTCACTTGGCACATTCCAAGGACCACCCTCTTTACCGTAAGAGGCAACCGCTTTTTCCAGGGCCTCTAGCAATTTAGGGGCTGAAACAAGCATGGTCGCATTTTTACGCCAGTCGATCCCGTTCATAATTGCAGGCTTAATAACGTCGCATATTTTCACACGCGGGTTGCCCTCTTTTGGCCATATGTTGCCATCACCTGAAATTTCCCACTCAGGGTATTTTTTATCCATTTTAATTTCCTTTTTATAGGGTGAAAAATCCCGATTAAAATACCCTGTTTTCCCATTTTGGCAAGCAAATTTTTGCACAACTTTATCCAGAAATGAATCATTTTTTGGTAAAAGTATTTTTTTTGATTTTTTTTCCCGGTAAAAATAATTTTTTTTGAATTTATTTTTGGTAAAACTCGTGATATAGGGTTTTTCGGAATTAAAAAACCACATAGGATTTTTCAAAAATGGACTGGTTTAAATACCCTGTAAATTACAGCAAAAAAGAATTTATTATTGAGCTAGAACAAGAGTTTAGCTCTGCCGGATTTAGTGCCTGGATTAAGCTTTTAGAGCTATGTTTGGAGACGGACCACTGCATATTGTCTATTTCTGTAGAAAATCTATGCAAATCAATAGGTTTGGAGAAAAAGGAATTATTGCCATTTTTGGATTTCGCTTTAATCAAAAGCTGTTTAATTTATGATATTCAAACACTTAATTGCGAGGCAATCGTTACGGTTCTTCTGGACCAAAACTCCCAAAACGTCCCCTCACGTGCGTATAGGCGGGCGCGTTCTTTAGAAGAATCAATCAAAGATTCTAACATAAAGTTACTTAAAGAAAGAAAGAAAGAAAAGATAAGGTTTTTAGAAAGAAAGGGGGTATGGGGGAAAGGAAACCTTTTAGAAAATTCCGAAAAAAATGATGTAAAGTTTTTTGGGCATAAAAAAAATAATTCGGGGCGCGAAATTAATCCAAAAACCGAAATTAAAAAACCGGAATTAAATTCCAAAACTCTGGATCTGGATTTTGAGGCATGGTGGAAAATCTATCCACGCAAGATTGGAAAATTCGCAGCGAAAAAATCTTTTACCAAAGCAGTAACGATTTTGGGCATCCCTGAGCTTATGCTCGCGGTGGAAAATTTCTCTCGCTCGGTTCTTGGGCAGGAAAAGGAATTTATACCCCATGCATCCACATGGCTCAACCAAAGGCGCTGGGAGGATTGGCTTGAACCAGTCAATGATGGCGACCCATCTATCCCTGCTGGGTTTTGTGCTCCCCTCGTATCACCTTTTGGATTTGAGTGAGAATTGAGATACCGCTCTGGCATAGCGTTTAATCGCCCGTATTTGACCGCTGAGGCATCAAGTAGGGGGTGAGACAAAGAACTCTAGCTAGGGACTTAGAATCTTCTGTATGGGCAAATTTACCCCCTTAGCGTCGATGGCATTAAAACACCAAGAAAGGAGCAGAAAGAAATGAATCACCTATTTGGACACACTTCCGAAGATGAAAAAGAATTTGATAATGGCGAAAGGTGCTATTTGTGCTATCAATCCCTCAATGAGGCTTATGGGCAAATGACATTATGCACAGAATGCGGCGGAAAGGGCGAGTTAATTGATTATAATCTGATTTAGGTGGGGTATTTATGCGCGTGTTAATCGGTTGCGAAGAATCTGGTAAAGTGAGGGATGCATTCCAAAAATTAGGCCATGATGCATGGTCGAATGATTTGTTGCCTACACGGCAGGGAATAAAGCATCTGCAATGCGATGTGTTTGAGGCTATGGCTTTCGCAAAGTGGGATATAATTATTCTCCACCCTGATTGTACGGCGCTCTCGCTTTCAGGAAATGGTACATATGGTGCTGGAAAAGAAAAATACCATAAACGCATTGAAGCAATCGAATGGACTATACGGTTATGGGAGGCTGCAAAGTTTTACGCCGTCCATGGTTGCGCCTTGGAAAATCCTACATCGGTTATATGGCAACATTTAGGAAAACCACAATATATCCAGCCCTATCAATATGGGCATGGGGAAACAAAAAAAACCGGGATATTGTTGCATAATCTTCCTGAATTAATTCCAACAAATATCGTTGATGGCAGAGAGCAGAGAATATGGAAAATGGCACCTAGTCCTAACCGAAAAAGGGATCGTGCAGAAACGTATCAAGGAATCGCTGATGCAATGGCTTCTCAATGGGGGCGGATTGTGTATTAATCGCTAGTTTTCGGTGGGGAAAAAATGGATTATTCCAAGATAGGAGAAATCCTCGTAGGAAGGGGTATTTTAGGGGTTAATCTATCACAGGTACATTCTCGCGTTAAATGTCCGAGATGCTCTCCAGTGAGGCAGAAAACCTTCTTAAAATGCCTTTCCGTTTCAGTTTCAGAAGATGGTGTTTTATACCACTGTCATCATTGTGGATTTAGTGGGGGTATCAATGTTGAAAAAAACGCATATCAAAATATTGGAAGATCGCGGAATCTCAATCGAGATGGTATCCAATCTTGGATGGAGCAGCGTAGAAAAAACCGCCAATGGTAAGGATGTTATTCGCATCCCTTATTTTCGTGATGGAAAAACTGTTGGATTAAAATTCAGGACAATTTCTGGTGAAAAACTTTTTTATCAGGAAAAATCCAGTGAACAGTGTTTATATAATCTTGATGTCCTAAAAACAATTACGGATGAAGAGCCTTTGGTAATTACAGAGGGGGAAATGGACTGTGTAATTGCTCTCCAGTGTGGATTTAATGCGGTTAGTGTACCTAATGGCGCTCCCAGCCGTCCTATTGAGGGTGATGCAGCAAAGAAATTTAATTACCTCTCTGAAATACCACCGAAAAGAATTATTACCCTGGCAGTAGATGCAGATATCCCTGGTGGAATTTTATTAAATGAAATTGCAAAGCGCCACGGGAGGGCGTTTTGTAAGTGGGTGCGTTATCCTGATGGCTGTAAGGATTTAAATGATGTCTTTTTACAGCATGGCGAAAAAGCAGTTTATAAAATTATTTCTGGTGCAGAATGGGTAAAGGTTGATGGCCTCTACAATATGGGGGCAATCCCTCCTGCTGCTGAACATCAGGCATTTGATTGCTGTGTTGATGGCTTGGGGGAAAATTACAAAATTCGTGCAGGTGATTTAACCGTTGTTACGGGAATTCCCTCACACGGAAAAACAATGCTGGTAAATGAAATTGCCTGCAATATGGCGAAGGCATATAACTGGAATATCTGTATTGGCTCGTTTGAGCAGTCCCCAAAACCAGATCATCAGCGATATTTGAGGAATTATTTTCTAAGAAAGCCCCCTCGCCTTTTTGCCGTAGGAACTCCAGAAACAAATGAGGCATTTAGCAAAGCAGACTCATGGATAGACGACCATTTTTGGTTTGTTATCCCAGATATTGATAGTGAGGAGTCTATTAGCCTTGATTGGGCTTTAGAGCGCTGCGCTCACGCAATTCTAAGGCATGGTTGTAGGTTGGTAATTCTGGATCCGTGGAATGAGCTTGACCATTTCCGTCCGTCTGGCATGTCCCTTACAGAATATACTGGTTGGGCAATTAAGCAGTTAAAAATCTTTGCAAGAAAATATCAGGTTCACGTCATTGTGGTCGCTCACCCTGCAAAATTAGAAAAAAATAAAGATGGATCGTATTCGGTCCCCACGCTTTACGATATTTCCGATTCGTCGCATTGGTATAATAAGCCTGATGTGGGGATCGTTGTGTATCGAAGCCCGTGGATGGTAAATTTAATTCGCGTTGCTAAGGTTAGGTATGTGGGGACGATAGGAGCGCCAGGGGATGTGTTTGTACGCCTGGATCAATTCTTGGGGCAGTTCGTTTCTGTCTCTTTTGAGGAGGCAAAAGAATTGGAGGAAGAGTGGCGCAAAAATACATCTTCCGGTTTCAAAAAAACCGTGCCACAATCTTTTAGTGACCATGTGGAAAGGGCGTATAGGAAAAAGTAATCCAATATAATGTGGGGAATTTATGGAAAGACTGGATGCTATTTTAGCGAGGCTTGTTTCAAAAATAACTTCAAATCGTGAGGTTCATATGGAAAGCCCTATCGCTGATAATGCCGTGTATCTTGATGTGCGTGAGATTGAGCCTAAAGTCCCTCCTGAATGGGAAGAAGATCGTATTGCTAGCCTAAAATATGTTGGGCGTGGCGCGATTGTTTCTGTGGTCCTGGCTGAGTTTGGAAACAAGCTGTCCTCTGATGGGCTTCTTTATGTTAAAATCACAGAAGAGTTAGATGAAGATACCTTTCTTGTGAGGCATGAACTTAATGCCAATAAGGCTGCTCCTCGTAAGGTTGGTGTTATCCGTAAACACAACATTCTTACTGTTGTCCAGAAGCAGAAAACAGCCATAAATAATATTGATGCCATTGTTTCCGTTATCGGAGACAGGCAGATACCTATTGCGCGAGATAAACTCCTTGCATCTATTAGGCGTAAAATATCATTCCCGATTTTTGGGATAGGATATTTTGCTGATGATAGGCAGGTAGAGCGCATGCACGGTGTTATGCGATTTAGTGGGTTTTCCGATAACAATAAGGATCATATAACGGGACAAATACAATTTGTAAGATACCCATCTACAGAGTTTGGGAAATTACTGCTTGGGAAAACAATTGATTTCCCATTTAATTTCGTGACTTCATTTTATGAGTCTGGGCAATATCATAATGCGTGTACTGATATTATGAAAAACTATTAGATAGGGGGTTTCTTATGGATGGAGATCAATATGCAGATTGCATCTCATGTGGGAGAGTTATGGTTGGTATTCCTATTGCCGCTGTGGATTTGAGAGACACCTGCTATGAGTGTGAAAACGCTCCTGCTGTACAGGTTGGCGTAAAGCAGGAGAAGAGAAGGGCAAAAAAGAAAAATAGGAAGGTTAAAAAAGACAGCTAGATTAATTCGCTTGTTTTTTTGTTTAATTGATATAATATCACCTTATGCACAGGGGTTTACCTCTTCCCTTGTGTGTGTGGGGTTCTTTTGGATCTCCCGCGTCTCCTCCTTTAGTAATAAAGTTGAGGCTCCCCTCTCCGTAGTGTCCCCACCCTATGGAGAGGGTTAGAGGTTTTAATTGACAATCTATCTGTTGGTCGTTTATAAACTCCTTGTGGGGGTGTACTGGCGTAGATATAGATTTTGTGACCAGCTTTTCTATAGATTGGTTCGATTCCAATCCCTCACACCATATTCTTTTTTAGTGGGGATTTATGTCTTTATTGGACCATTCAATTGCCTATAAGCCTTTCCGTTATCCATGGGCCTATGAGGCATGGCAACTGCAACAGCAAATCCATTGGCTTCCTGAGGAGGTTCCTCTCGGTGATGATGTAGCTGACTGGCGCAAGAAACTTTCTCCCGCAGAGAAAAACCTGCTTACTCAGATATTCCGTTTTTTTACCCAAGCGGATATTGAGGTAAATAATTGCTATATGAAGCATTATGCCAGGGTGTTTCAGCCAACAGAAATTCAAATGATGCTTGCGGCATTCTCAAACATGGAGACAATCCATATTGCTGCGTATTCGCATCTAATTGATACCCTTGGCATGGACGAAGCGGAATATCTCGCCTTCATGAAATACAAGGAGATGAAAGATAAATATGACTACATGCAGCAATTTAATTGCGACACAAATGAGGGGATCGCAAAAACGCTTGCCGCTTTTGGTGGATTTACCGAAGGGCTGCAATTGTTTGCATCGTTTGCAATCCTATTAAACTTCCAGCGCTTTGGTAAAATGAAGGGGATGGGGCAAATCGTTACCTGGTCAGCGCGAGACGAAACGCTGCATACTAATTCGATCATCACCCTCTTCAAAACCTTCATTCAGGAATTTCCTGAGGTATGTACGGAACAAATGGGTAACGACCTTAGGGAGGTGTGTGTTACGATTGTAGAGCATGAGGACGCATTTATTGATCTCGCGTTCGAGCTTGGGGGTGTGCAAGGGTTAGAGGCTTCTGAGGTAAAGGAGTATATACGCTTTATTGCAGATAGGCGTTGCGAGCAGCTAGGTTTGGGGGCAATCTTTAATATCGAAAAAAATCCACTCCCTTGGCTTGATGAAATCCTGAATGGAGTGGAGCATACCAATTTCTTTGAGAACCGTGTTACAGAGTATACGCGGGCGGCAACTCAAGGGACGTGGGAAGAGGCATTTATTTAACACCAAACATAACGGGGTATTTATGCAACCTAAAATAACTATTTTATGGGATGGTAGTGAGGCTCAGGTGCGTTATAATGATGCATTTATTGATGCGTATGATGTGCTGCGTCTTGATATGTTGAAGGACGCAGTTTTTATACTAACAGAGAAATACAATGAATTGTCGTCTGAATTCCTTGCCAAGAAAAAAGAGTAGGCCGCATGGATTAACCATACGGCCCAGTAGCTCAATTGGATAGAGCATCGGAATTCTACTCCGTGTGTTGGGGGTTCGAGTCCCTCTTGGGCCGCCACTTTATATTTCTGGGCTGAAGAAACCAAGTGCACCCTTACATGGCTTAAATTCGCACGGTTTGCTATCTACTAAAACAAAGCCGAATTCTCCACTGAACCATTCTGACTTGTCATCTGTGACGCAATCAACAAGGTAGGATGTGCCCACTATTCCTCCCTTTTTGAATTCCTTCTTTTCTGGCATCTGTATGTGAGGGAAAAGCTTCTTCACTAGGATATATCCATCCTCATCAAATTTCTTTGAGGCATGGATATAAAGCTCTCCCCTGTAGCGCGTTCCCCATGTCCGGTTTTCAATATCTTTGTGGCCGTTTACAATGAGCCAGGCCCATGGCTGCATAATGGATAGTGCTTTCATATTTACCCTATGAATTATGTTTTAGAATTCTCTGTGCTTTTATTTTTTTGGCCACATGTTCGCATATATAGAGCGTTGATAAAATGTTGGATGCTACCATGCTCCAGAAGATCATTTGCGCGATGAATATCATGCCGCACTCCTCTCTTGTTGCTCCATCTTCTCTAATTCCCGAAGAAGCCCTGCTGCGTGGAGCGTCCTCCAGTCAATCTTATTAATCTGTGGGGTTTTGGTCGTCGGTGCTGATAGTTGGATAACCATACTGGTGTTCCTTTGTGTGGTTAAGGAGGGCCTTATACAAGGCCCCCCAGAAGATAAAGTACATTAGCGCGGCCTGCATACATGAGTTTCCATATGGTTGTTGTATGCCGCCTTCTGTGCCTTCCTGCATAGGACTTGCATATCATCATCAGACGCATCAAGTATCATCGAAACGCTGCACTGCAATTCTTTAGCAACCAGATGCACGGTTCCACCCTGCCACCCAAGGACAAAGCACAATATCTGCGTATTAGTCATTAGCTGCCTCCGTTAGCTGGTTCTTTTCACACGCCATTAACACATAGCCTGTATACCGCGCCTGCGCGTTGAAGCGCTCAATGCTAAACTCTGGATCGTCATAGATGGCCATAGCAATATCTTCTTCCATCCCCGTATTGATATTCAGCGAGACGGCTGCGTTGATTAGCCAGTAGTAGGATGATGTGCTTTTGAGTTTATTTACCTCCTTTTCTTCTCCTGATGGTTTTTTGCAAAAATCACGGACAGCTTTAAACGTATAGTATGGAGAAACCTCCATTAGGGCTTTCACTGTATCGTGTATGCTTTTGGTTGTTTTTTCATCGTTATGCATTTTAGTTCCTTTCAAAATCTTGAAGCTCGTTCATTGCTTTGGATTTCTCAGACTCTTCTCTCGCTGACATAATCGTGTATTGCTCTGCCTCTGAAATTAATTCAGGTTGCCCGGAGAGGAATGCTATCTTATCTCCATGGTGCCAGCCCCAGAGGTATATGGTTAGGCTCCAGGCTGTTATTCTGAACAACGCCCATACACCCTTCGTATATCCTATGGCATGTGATGCCTGTTCGGTAGTGATGCGATTAAACATTTTGATCCCCTGTTTTGTTAGTCATTATTTTTTGTGCTTGCTGGGTCATAGAGCAACCCAACAATACAAGCGATTAGCGCTAGCCCCACCTAGAAAATAAATGATGTGATAGACATTTTGACTTCTCTCCTTAACTTTCTATGAAATAGGTGCCTTCCAATGTGGTGCGCCAATATCCATTCTTTATTTTTGGTGGTTTTTTAGATAAGTAGTATCCATCCGCTTTTGATGTGATGAATATTTCTGTTATTTCGTTTGATATATACACTTTTGCGCAATGGATCGCTCCAGCCAAAGATCGTGCATTTGCTTTGCTTTGGTTTTGCATTCTATTTCTCCTCTGGTTTTTGAAGGCTATCCCACACTTTATCGTCGATCATTGTTAAGATAGAGTTAATCAGGCCGTCGATTTGGCTGTATAATTCGCACGGGAACAAAATTTCTTTTTGTGCATCATCCAGCGCGTTGACGGCTTTCTTTAGATAGTATTCCATATCCTTATCCATGACATTACTCCTCTGTTAAAAATGCTGTGTAGAGTGGTTTCTCTTGTGTTTCTGGTAATGGGGTTAGCTCTAACTTCTGTTCAAAAATCTCTTCAAACTTTTTTTCAAATTGCTTGGTGCGGATAGATATGATGCGATGCATTTTGATAACCTTTAACAGAATTTAGACGGCAACCTCTTCAACCACGATCATGCGCTTTGATTCTAGCGTTGTGAGGCCAGCGGCACGGCAATAAATGTTTTTAGCTTCCTTCACTGTTGTTGCCTCCACTGTCTGGAAATACCCCCAGCCGTTCCTAACACCAACGTTGTATAGTTTTTTAGCCTGTTCCATGGGTTGATTGGGCATCTTGTTGCTCCTGCTGTTGTGTGACGGAATAAGGGTAGTGTAATTGAATTTTTTCAATAGATCAACTTATTTTTATGTCTCTTTATCGTGTGCGCTAACATACTAATTCTTGTATCATATAGATATTTAGGCCATATTAGTGGTATTAGGTGCCTGTAGGAGGGGTTATGGCTAAAGGTGTGAATAAACTCAAAACCGCATGTATTCCTTCTGATTTAGGGTCTAATGAAGTGGCTGAAAAAACTCTCTCCGTGGTAGGAAGGTCGGTAGAGGGGAAAAAACAGCGGCGTATCCTCGTGCAGGTGCCTATTGACTACTACTACCATATGTCTCGTGGAGGCATTACAAAGCCACAGTGGGAGGCGGGGAATAAAATATACTCTCTGTATGAGCGTGCAGCATTCCGTAGTAGTGGCACAGCTAACTTGTCTGGTGTTTTTGTACAGAGGGCAGGTGGAGACAAAAACAGGTCTGAGTCTCAGTATATAGCATATGAAGCATTCTATGAGGCTCTGGATGCTCTTGGTAAAGGGTCTGTAGCCAGGGAAATAATACTCAAGGTGTGTTGTGAGGGTTTTTTCTTAGTTGACCTAAAAGTGCCGTACTACAAGAGTAGCAACCAGCTTATGCCACGCTTGTGTGAAGCATTGGATATTTTAGTGGGCCATTTTGGCATAAAAATTTAAATAAATATTTGACGCAGATTAATTCATAGGTATTATTGTGATTAGAGTGGGTAAACCAGCTAAAGCCTGAGCGGCGTTTCTATGACGAGTCACCCGCGATTTACTGCATTTTACGATCATTGTTTCGAGATTTATAAATCTCATGGTGTGAAGCGCACCATTAAAGGCGCGTGGCAGGCCGCTAAGCAGTGCCTACCCCCTGGGGTTGAAGCCGCTACTTATCCTGCGACACAGAGCCATGCTACCTGCTATGATTGGGTTGCGCGTGCGGAGAGAGAGCGCGGTGAGATGATTCCTTCGGAGTTTAAAAACTCCAAGGCTATTGAGATGATTACCGATAAGGAGCTTAAGAAATTCTCTCCGGCTGAGACGCTGCATCGTATTAGCTGCCTTCTCTCCAAACGTATTATGGATTGGGCTGTGGCTGAGAGCGGGCAGACGGCACATATTCAATGCAGCGTGGATGCGAAGCACCTGGCCAAGGTGATGCTGGACTGCATGAGTAAGAAAATCGTGATGGAGGGTGGTGTGTCTGACCGTACTGCGGAGGAAACCACACTCAACATCAAAGAGGTGAAGGAAGAGGCAGAGAAGCGTGCAGTGCAGTTTCTCAAGCTCGCAGCGGAGAGCCGTAGCAAACAAGTCACCGTAACCGATGTGAGAGCGTAGCCCATGCAATGGCACTCCATGACGATGGAGGAAGCGATTGCTTTCTATAGTGAGGCAGAGAGTGCAGAGGATGGAGAGGTTCGCCGTAGTGTGCGTGCCACACTTGGGAGGAACGATCTCTTTTATCTCGGTGTTTATATCTGCGGGAGAAAAGACTTAATACACCCATGGCTCTATGAGCGCATCAGGGAGGTAGAATCTAACCCTAATGGCTATCTGGACCTTTGGGCGCGGGACCATTACAAAAGCACAATCATCACGTTCCTTTTAACCATTCAGGACGTTCTGAACGATCCGAATACGACCATTGCAATCTTCTCCCACACGCAGGAGATAGCAGCGGCCTTCTTGAGACAAATTAAGCAAGAGTTTGAAACGAACAGTGACCTGAAATATCTCTACCCAGATGTGCTTTACGAACACCCTGCGGTCCAGTCCCCTAAATGGAGCGAGAAAGAGGGGCTTGTTGTTAAGCGAAGCAACAACCCTAAGGAGGCCACAATCGAAGCGTGGGGGGTTGTGAAGGGGCAACCAACGTCACGGCACTTTAAAAAACGTATCTACGATGATCTTGTGACCATTGAGAGCGTCTCAGGGCCTGAAGCGATTGCAAAGACAACCGCTTGCTTCCGGATGAGCGATAACCTAGGGTCAGAGGGTGGAATTGTGCGGATGGTAGGCACAAGGTACAATTTGTTTGATACCTACCACGACATAATCAAGGCCGGAACGATTAAACCAAGGATACACGCGGCCACAAGCGATGGTACGGATGACTGTACCAAAGCCGTGTTTATGACACCTGCACGTCTTACCGAGAAGCGTAGGGACCAAGGTGCATTCATCTTTCATTGCCAGATGCTCCAGAATCCACGGGCGGATGCGAGCGTTGGCTTCCAGGATGCGCACTTAAGATATTGGGAGCCTATCCACTACAAGAACCTTTCTATCTGCATTATCGTGGATCCCGCTTCCGGAAAACTGCGAAAGAAGAATGACTACACGGCTATGTGGGTTCTTGGCCGTGGTGGCGATGGTAATTGGTACATCATTGACCTTATTCGTGACCGTCTAAGCCTTCCTAAGCGTGTGCGGATGGTGATGCATCTACACCGTACCTATAGGCCAGCACCGGCCTGTGTGTTCTATGAGCAGACAGGAATGAGTGCGGATATAGAGGCCATAAAGATGGTGCAGGAACAGGAAAACTACAGATTCGATATAACACCTGTAACTCCTCGCGGGATTCCAAAGCCTCAACGTATTGAGAGGCTGATACCGCTGTACGAGCAAGGAAGAATTTACCAGCCACGCTCAATCATACATCATGATTGGGAAGGTAAGGCTGTCAACACCATACAAGAGTTTGTGACTGAGGAATATCTTGCTTACCCTGTCCTCGCCCATGATGACGGGCTGGATGCTCTCTCCTACATCGAGGACGAGGATGTGAAAAAGTTAGTTCCTATTCCTAAAAGTAATTCTGAAAAAGGTGAGTTTGCGCTACGGCAACTCCAGAAGCTCGCACGCCGTGACCGGCACAAAGTAGTAGCTTAAATCAAAAGGTCTTCATGCCTGAGAATATTACGCGGGATATGCTCTCCCTTGCAAAAGGGTTTGAGGTTATTGAAGCACAGATGGATCGTTGGAGACGCGCATCTGAAGCACACGAAACATGGTCAGAGCTTGCGGCGCTGTGCGTGCAATTTTTTGAGGGACAACAGTGGAGTCCACAGGAGCGTGCGAAGCTAGCGGATGAAGGCCGTCCGTGCATTACCAAAAACAAGATTGCCCCGATAGTGAGATTGCTACTGGGGTATTTTAGGCAAAACCGCTACGACAGCGTTGTAAAGCCAGGGAATGATGGTAGGGGAACGCAGGAGATTGCTGATACCCTTACCTCCGTCCTTAAGCAGATTGCAGAGTCTAATCAATCTGATTGGGTTGATTCTCAGGTTATGCAGGATGGATTGCAGACTGGGCGCGGGTTCTGGGATGTGCGTTTAGATTTCTCTAAAAACTATCTCGGTACAGTGAAAAGCACCTGCCTGGATCCGTTCAGTGTGTACATTGATCCTGAGGGAGACTCTTACGACTCTGACGAATGGCAGTTTGCAATCGTCAACCGCTGGATGTCTCCAGCCGATATATTCCTGTTATACGGGGAGCGCGGGCTAAGCGAGGTTAATGGTCTTGGTACAAATGTACCCATTACCACAGCAGAATACATGAACAACTCTGGCTCTATGAATGACTTCTCGCCAGGGAGATATTTTGCACAGACAGAATCATACTTCGACGATGGATCCAGTGCCATACGGCTATACAGTAGCCCGTCTGACCATATCAATCGCTTCCGTAAGCTGGTGCGGGTTCTAGATTGCCAGCATCGTCTACTGAAGCGCTGCCGGTATTTCGTGGACCTGTCTACTGGACAGGAGAAGATGATTCCCGAAGATTGGCCACGGGAGAAGATAGGTAGGGTTGCTGAGTGGGCGCGTGCTAAAGGGCTTCCTATCGTGCCTCAGGAGAGCCTTAGAAAGGTAGTGCGCTGGACTGTAACGGCTGGGGACCGTGTGCTGCATGACGAATGGAGTCCGTACGACTTTATTACTATCAACCCGTATTTCCCCTACTTTCGGCGCGGTAAAACTCGCGGAATGATTGAGGATTTATTGGATCCACAACGGGAGATTAATAAACGCTCGGCTGCGCAGCTTCATATCATTATGAGTGCCGCAAATTCTGGGTGGATGTATGAAGATGGTTCGCTATCCGAGGATATGGAAGAGGCGCTTGAAAGCCATGGTGCTACTCCAGGGATCCATATTAAATATCTTCCAGGCCGTCCAGAACCGCGTAGGATTGAGCCTGGCGCTCCTCCTATGGCAATGGAGCGTCTCATTCAGCAAGGGGAGTCTGACCTTAAGGAAATCAGTGGTATCAACGATTCTGCACTTGGATCCCTGGATAGGGTCCAGTCTGGGCGGGCAATTCAAGCCAGACAGCAGCAATCTATTATCGGTGCAGAAATCTACTTCGATAACTTCGCTCGCTCTAAAGAGCTTAAGTGCCGCAAGGAATTGAGTATCGTGCAGGCATACTACACTGAACCCCGTATTATTCGGGTGCGCTCTGGTGAGGGTGGGCAGGACCAGCAAACTGAAATTAACCGCGTGAATGCGGCTGGAGAGATTATCAACAATGTGACTTACGGGACCTACGATGTTGCGATTGACGCAACACCAATTAGTTCCACCTTCATGCAAGGTCAATTCCAAGAGGCGATGGATCTACTCGAACAGGGTGTTCCAATTCCGCCTGACATATTGATTGATCTTTCCTCCATGCCGAATAAAGAGCGCATTAAGCAACGTATTGATGAACAGAGATTAATAGACGAATCGAATAAACGGCTAGAGTCCCTGGGGATGCGTGCACAAGCGGGTGTACCAATGGGTCAACCTGTCCCCCCTGTGGCTGTTGATTCAGGGCCTTCTGCCGTTGTTGTCCCGTCAGCGCCTCAGATGCCCATGCAGGGGCCTGTATCTGGCCCTACAGTGCCACAGCCAGCACAAGAGGCTATGGTAGCACCTCTTCCCCCTCTCGAAGCCACAGCAACCATTTAAGGGTACATTATGTCGATCTCTTTACCGCAAACGCGATGCATCGGTGATGCAGGCACTTCTATCCCGGTGAAATATGCAGCAATTAGCGCGGCTAGCAGTGGAGATAACACGCTGGTTGCGGCGGTAACGGCTAAAAAGATTCTTGTCCTGAATACGCAAATTATCTGTGCTGACATTGTAAGCGTCACATTCAAGAGTGGAGCGTCTACGTCTTTGACGGGAGCTATGAGCTTTGCCGCTAAGGGTGGGATGGTGCTTCCTTTTGTTGCCTCAGGGCATTTTGTAACTGCGGCTGGTGAGGCGTTGGTTATGGGGCTTAGTTCCGCTGTGCAGGTTTCTGGATCATTGGCCTATATTGAGGTTGATTAATGCCTAATCTGCCGCTGTTGGGTGTTGGAAACTATTTTATTCCAAGCCAGCTTTCTGGTTTGGCTGTTTGGTTAGATGGCGATGACGCATCTACTATTTCTCTCTCTGGGTCAAACGTTACGCAATGGGCGAATAAGGGTAATGTCTCTGGGGTAGGACATGCAACGCAAGGTGTAGGTGCGAATCAGCCCCTTTATGTGGTGTCGGCAGTTAATGGCAAGCCTGCCATTCAAGGTAGGCATGACGGGGTTAATCCAAGTAGATTGACCATCAACGACCACGCGGGACTAGATTATACCACATTCAGTATGTTTACCGTTGTACAGCGGGTTACTGATTTAGGTGCAGCGGTTGAGTTTTTTGCGGGAAAATATTCCGCGAGTGGGACTCTTCGGGAATCTAGGCAGTTTGTTAATTCGACCGACTTCCTTACATCAGGTGCCTCTACTGACGGTACGGCTGGAACATTGGTTAGTGCCGCACTAACAACAAATGCTACGCTCGTAGGTCAGCTTACATTGGTGGAAAGCGATTACAATGGCACCAATTTATCCATTCGCAAGAATAGCTCTACCACAGTTAGCGCAGCGTTGGCATCTGTTCGCAACGACACTAGCCCTTACTTCCTATTTTCCAGGGATACTAACGCAGAGCCGTTTGCCGGGTATATAGCTGAAAACTTATTCTGGAATCGCTCACTTACGAATGACGAAAGGCTCCAAGTTGGCGCGTATCTGCGGAATAAATGGGGAGTGTCGTAATGTCAGAAGAAGAGTTTTTTGATCCATTGCAGCATGATTGGTGTCTGTGCTTTGAAAGGTTGGTAGACGCACAGGAAGCCCTCGCAGAGCAGACTGAACTATATCTCTCACACTTAGAGTCTATCGGACACACACGGCATAGGAACGGAGGGATTGTTCCAAATAATGCTGAAACTGGAGAGCCTGATTACAATGCTCCTATTATCCAGATATGGGCGGAGATATATGAATCAAATGGCCTCTATTATTTCTACAAGTTTAATCAATAAGCATGGTGGCTGTTATTAGGATATGGGTTGCTTCGGTAATAATATGGCTACTTTCTCCGTTTGTTTTGCTCTGGCTGTTGTTTGGATTGTACTCCCTCGTATTATGGGTGCCTTATAAAATATGGGTGTTTATCACATCTATCCTGTGAATGATCTTAAGGCCCATAACCTAGATTCTGCTGATGCGGTTTGCTGGTGTGGTCCAGACGAGGATGCAGATGCATACGGTATCTATATTATTCACCACGCAATGGATGATCGTGAATCTTATCAATCCGGAAGGAAGTTGCAATAATGCGTAAAAAGAAAATGTTGGCACCTGAACTTGGTATTACGGGCATTGATCTTGTTAAAGAAGGTACAGGGCTGCGAGCATTTATTTTCCGTCTTATTGATGGTGAGGTTGTGGGTAAGGGTTCCCCCCTTGGCCAGTGTTATCCTCTTGTTGAACAGAAAATATATGGTGAGCAACTGTGTAAGTTTCTGAATCATGATATTAATTTTGACAAAGGTAGCTGGCAAGTAGTGTTTACCAGGCCGAAGAAGTCCTATCACAATAAGATGACCGGCCTCTTTCATGCTTGGGTTCCTGAGATTATGGAGTGCCAGTTTCTGGATAAGGACGGGGATATTCAATTGGTTGTAGAGTTTGAGGAGGATGTCTGGGATTTGCTAGATAACTTCTCCTTCACTGAGGTATCCGGTCTTTGTACAAAAGCCTATGAACAATATAAAGAAATTGAGGCGGCGGTAGACGCCAAGCCTCACCAGAAATATTCACCAGCGAATGGCGACAAAGTGAATGATGACTCTGTTTATCCCGATGGATTGATCTAATATGCCCAACATTAATTTATCAGCACAAACTGCTGCGGGTACATTCCAGGTAGCGGCTGGTTACGCTATTCGGGATATTTTCATCAATAATACAACCGCAAACGCTGTCACTGGTGGCGTTAAGTTTGGAACAACGCTGGGCGGCACAGATGTTATTACTGCTCAGGCTGTAGGGGCAAATGGCAAGGTGCGTGTCTTAGATAGTGACCTTAGTAAATCCTTCTTTTCGACAAGCGCACATCAAACGATCTACTTTGATGCAGTCACTGCCTGGAATAGTGCAAGCCTGAATCTGCACATCAAACTTGATCGCCTCAACACATAAACACTTGTTCACCACTCACCTAAAGGAGTTATCTATGCCAGGCAACGCTACTACTAAAGCCTACCTTCTAAGCCTCATGGGGCCAGCATTTTGTGGTGCCGATGATCTAGCTGACGCGCTAGCGCCACGGACTGGCACCTCTACGCCGTCTGAAAATGCAGACTTTATTGGTCAATTCTATATCAAAACGGATACCTCCAAACTTTACTTCGCAGTTACCACTGGTACGGGCGCGAGTGATTGGGTCATCCTAAACTAATTCTGTTATTTCTATCAACCACTTACAGAATACTCGTCGCCGGAGTTTACGGGCGTTATCGGAATGACAATTTCGTTATTATTGTCCAGGTCGCCGCTGTTTCGGGCGTTGTTCGTTTTCCCTCACGTTAGAAGGTATCTATATGACTGACACTACTACATCTGTTGATAATCAGGATGCTGAGAATCTTGCAATCCAAGCTGGTGAAAACGACTCTATTGAGTCTGCTGAACCTACTGAGAAGGAAGAAAAATCTTTTGATGATCTTCTGGGGCTTTCCCATGAAGAGCTTGGTAAACTTCTCTTAGATGGTACATCTCCAGTGACTGAGGGAGATGCTCCTTCATTGGAAGAGGATAAAAAAGGCCAGCATTCCAATCATATTCCTCCACAACGGTTGAATCAGGAGATTTCCAAACGGAAAACCGTAGAACAGGAAGCGGCTGAACGTATCGCAGCACTAGAGGCTGAGAATGTAAGGTTGCGAGAGGAAGCTGCGTATCGGGCTGGTAAAGTGGACGCCTTGCAAACCAAGGCAGATGCCGCTCCAGATATTGATCCTGAGCTTGTTATTCAACAGAATCTGCAAACGCTTGAAGCAAACTACGATCAGGCGGTTACAGCACTCGCGGAAAAGTTTGATAATGGAGAATTGAGCGCAAAGGAATGGAGAGAAGAAGAAAGTAAGTTGCAGAAGGCAAAGAGTCGCCTGCAAGGTGATTTTTTGAATAAACTTGATGAAGTGCGTTCTCAAAAGAATGCTGTGCCGGTAGAGTCTCTCTGGGAAAATGCTGGTAAGGATTCTAGCTTTATTGAGTTTGCTAATCGTTTGGTTGCTGATAACCCTTGGGTTTCCAAACTTCCAAATGACTTGGCTTCTGACCTTAATAATAAGGCTGTGGAATACCTGGAAACAAAGGGTATTACCCTATCTTCCTCCCCTACTTATCGTGAAATCCTTCAATATCGCGCTGATGTTTCTGCTGCTGTAGTAGAGGTTGGTAAATCGTGGAAACTGGATAAGGCGTTCTCTGAGGAACGCGCTGCTCCCGCAACAACGTCTCCTAACCCTAACGCGGTTGATCCCGTTAAGCTCCAATCCAAATTGGATATTATTAACAAAGGACAACCACCCTCCCCAACGCTTGCAGGTGTTTCATTACCTACTAGTGCTATTGCGGGGCTTCCAAAAGACATTGATTTCAACGACCTTGAAAAGATGACTCCGGAACTCCTTGAACAGCTACTAGCAAGGGAAGAAGCCTCGGCGCGTGTTGTGGCATAAACTATGCCTGTAGGTATGGCATAGGTATCAACTTCACATAAGGATGTTTTACTATGGCTAATACCAATTTTGCAGCACTCACTCCGATGCAGAAAAAGGTTCATTCTGCTATCGTTATGCAGGCTGGACGTGACCAAAGTTTCTTCATGGGCCAAAACGGCTTTATGGGGAAGGGTCTTTCTGATAGCACGAAACCTATTCACTACGTCAATGAGCTAACCGATACTGAGCGTGGCGCGAAGTGTCAGATGCCTCTTGTGCTTGATCTCCAAGGGGATGGTGTGGTTGACGATGATGATCTGGAAGGTAATGAGGAAGCTCTTGTTGCTGATTACCTGGAGATTCAATTGTCCCAGCTTCGCCATGCCGTGAAGAACCAAGGGAAGATGTCTGACCAGAAAACGGTTATCCGCTTCCGCGCTCAAGCCAAAGATAAGCTTGCCTTCTGGCAGGCTGAGAAGGTGGATGAAATCCTATTCTTGATGGCGTCTGGTGTAGCATTTACTAAAACCCTGAAAGGCGCAACCCGTAGCACTAGCTCGCGCTTCTCGGCACTAGCCTTTGCTGGTGATGTGTCTGCACCTAGCTCTGGTCGTGTGTTGTATGCTGGTACAGCAACAAGCACTGCTACGTTGGCGGCAACCGATAAGATGACATGGAATCTCCTTGTTAAATCTAAGGCTCTTGCGGTTTACAAAAAGCTGAAGCCTATCAAGATTAGTGGCACCCCTTCCTTTGTGGTGGTCATGAGTCCTTTCCAAGCGCGGGATTTGAAGCTTGATAATGACTATAAAACAGTCATGGCACAGGCGGATGCTCGCGGTAAGGACAATGCACTGTTTACTGGTGCATTTAAAACCATTGATGGGCTTTACCTGTATGAGCACAACAAAACCTACAATACCCTGGGCGCGGATAGCGGTTCTAAGTATGGTGCCTCTGGTACGGTTGATGGCGCTCAAGCCCTGTTGATGGGTGCTCAAGCCCTTGGTTGGGCGCGTGTAGGCGACCCTGAATGGGGTGAGTCTGACAATACGAACTATGGCAATCGCCAGGGTATTTCGTATGGCATGATGGTTGGTGCAATTAAATCCAAATTCAAGTCGCTTGAAGATTTGTCTGCTGGAGCGCCTACCTCGCAAGACTTCTCTATCATTTCCATTTATACCGCTGCTGCTCAATAACGAATGGTTGGGGGAGGGAAACCTCCCCCTGCTATTTTAGCTTCATTATATACCTAGGAGATTACCATGAAGGAATTTAATCTACAGCTTATTGAACTCTCTACTGGTCGTGCATTGCACCCCACGGGGAAGTTTGTTGTTACGTCTAATGGCTCGCCTATTGCGTTGGCAACGTATGATGCAAATGACGCGCTCAATACCGTTCCATTGTCTATTGTTGGTGGTAAGGTGTATTTCCGTACTGTTGAAACAGTGAATTCGGTAGATATTTTTGGCTACACCGATACTGGATATGCCGTGAATGTTACTGGTGTAAAAGCTGGTGAGGTTCAGAATATCTATGTTGATACTGCCAATATGCGGCAAACCTTCTTCCACCCCATTAACTTCTCTACCTCCAATACCTATGGAGACGCCCGTACTATCAGTGCATCGGCTGAGAACCTGACTGGCATGTACTTGCCTAATGGTGTGCTTGTTCGCGCAGAAGGGACTGGTGTGCACGTTACTACGGCTGAGTCCGGTAAAACTATTGATGTTGGGCTTGATGGTAGTGGTAGTGGTATAGATGATGCTGATGGATTTTTGGACGGGATTACCCTCGCTTCTACTGGGTATAAAGCTGCAAACATCGGCTACACCATTGGTACAAACAACGTTTGGTTGGATCTAACTGGCGGTGATTCAGAGTGGACCTCTGGCGCATTGTTCCATCCGTCTGGTACTAAACATGCGAAAGCGGAAGGAACGGACGCCGCTGCTGCTGATGGCAATGGTATCTACATTTATGCTTCACATGCATCTGTAAATAGTGGTGCAAACACCAGCCAACTTAGCTACACTTTTGCTGGAACTCCTACGGCTGTGAAGGGTTATCTTCGCATTACATGGGATATTCCTACCGTACCTACCTACGCTTAGTAGATAGCCTTCAACCCCCTCCCTTGGGCTTGTACGGGGCGCAAGGGAGGGTTTTACAAAGGATGTTTTATGCAAGCAACAGAATCGCTTAATTCAAAACCCGCTCCTCTTCCCCGTCATCTCGCCCGCCCTGTAGCTGTGGTTGATACCAGTGTTATGTACAAGGTATATGACAAGCTCGCTACTAATGGCGCTCGCACACATGAACTCATGGATAAACTAGGAAACACCAGGCAGTTTGTTTTTAACTCGAATGAGACGCCTGTTGATGTTCCTATGCCTTTTGCTCTTCGCCTTATTGGTAATGACGGGTTTGCTGTACTGAATGAGCGCGGTATGGAAATGTATCTGGATTATAATGAAGACAGTGAGGAAAATCAGGGGATTCGCCTCGCTCTTGACCAAGTGGTTGCTACGTTCCATGAGCTTTCGCTGGATGCTCTTATGAATCGTGCAAAGGCGCTTGGTAAGATTTTCCGTAAAGCTGATGGCAAGGATGCTATTATTTCTTTTCTTATGGAGAATAAGAACACACAACAACAGCCTCCTGAGATGGTTGATGGTGGTGACATTATGTTAGAAGAAGAGGATGAATTTATCTAATGTCCAGGCTATTAACTTCCGCACAACTTGCTGAACATTCCTTGCGCCAGATAGGCGTGTATTCTGTTTACGATACTGGTGCGGATGATTCTAGCCTTAGTGTTGCTTTAGAGCGCCTTGATCTGTTGGTTGCAGAAATGGTTGGCTCTAATAAGTTTTGGTGGTTTGTACCATCCCAACAAAGGGTGTCGTTAAATGCCGGTGTTGTTACTTATAATCTCAACGGTCTATTAACGACGCCCCTTCAATTCATTCAGCATGTTTTTCTCCTGCGTGACGGTAAAGAGACTGAATTAACCCAGGAAAGACGCTCTTTTGCTGATGAACACACGATTGACGTGCTAGAGGGTGGTCCCCCTACATCTGTGTATATTGAGCGCAATGATTCCCCTTTAATCACGGTATTGCCTGCACCACTTGCTGGCGATCAATTGTTAATTACGGGGCAACAGTATGCGGAAAACCTCACGCAATCAAATGGCGGTATAGCACACGGGTTTCCTGCCGCTTGGCAGAGGGCTATTATTCTGCAACTCTCTGCGGATCTTGGTAGTGGGCCTATTACCCGTCTTCCTGACAATGAGTTAATTATGCTTAAGCAGGATGCGGGCGCTGCATTCATTGCTTTAGAGCGGTTTAATAACCGTGAAAATGTTAGAGAACCTAGAAAAACTATTCCAAGGGATTTTTAGATGGCTGCTCGTAGAACGTTGTTACGTTTGTTTGCTCTTGCAAATGACGCTTATATCAACGCATCTGTATCCTTCTATAAGGTGGATGCTGAGACAAAAGAGCGCACGAATGATCTCGCAACGCTTTATGATGATCTGACGGCATCTACTGTTATCTCCAATCCTCATACACTTGATAGCAATGGTAAATCAGCAACCCCTATTTATTTTGATGTTCCTATTATCGCGGTTATCAATGAGAGTGATTTAGGACCTCATGAGACTGGAGTTATTTTCCCAGAGTCATCTGGTTGGCGTGGAACGTGGGATACTGGTATTGTCTATCTTCCTGGTGAATTGGTTATTGATGGTGTAAATGGTAACAACACAGGCTCGATCTACGCCGCGTCTAGTGAGCATACCTCTGGCTCATGGAGCGATGATGTCGATGATGGGAAGTTCGTTTTAGCTGTGGATGTGGAGGCTGCTGCGGCCTCTGCAACTGCTGCTGCTACATCAGCCACTGATTCTGCATCTAGCGCATCCAGCGCCGCTTCAAGCGCCTCTGCGGCATCATCTAGTGCAGGTAGTGCATCTTCTAGTGCATCTTCTGCTACATCCAGCGCCTCTTCTGCTACTGGTTTCGCCTCTGCGGCATCATCTAGTGCATCCAGTGCGTTATCCAGCGCGTCAGCCGCCGCGTCTAGCGCATTAGCCGCCGCATCTTCTATTGGTTATGCTTACACATTTTCCACAAGCACGACAGCAAGCGATCCTGGAACGGGTGTTGTAAGGCTGAACAATGCTTCTTTTGCGTCTGTTACGGCTATTTATCTTTCAGAGACTACAGCAACAGCACAAAATATAGCTGACGACCTTGCTAGTTGGGATGATGGTACCTCTACAATCCGTGGGAAAGTGCGTATTTCCAAACAAAGCGATCCCTCTAATTTTGCTATCTATAGTCTTACAGGTAGCATTACAGATAATGGGGTATGGGATACACTAAGTGTTGCCTATCTTGCGGGGGGTGGCTCTTTTTCTGCGGCTGATAATCTAGTGATTAATTTTATTCCCAAAGGGGATAAGGGGGATGCCGCTACAATTTTGAATGCGGATTGGCAATATTTTTCAGCCAGTGGTACATGGACAAAACCAGCTAATGCAAGGTTAGTACATGTTATTTGTGTGGCTGGTGGTGCCGGGGGTGGTTCTGGGCGTAGGGGGGCTTCTGCTAGCAATAGATATGGTGGCGGTGGGGGGGCGAGTGGGATTGTCACAGAAGCTTGGTTTCCAGCCAGTGTATTAAGCGCTACCGAGACAGTCACAGTTGGCGCTGGGGGAATAGGAGGAACTGCTATTACCGTTAATGACACAAGTGGTAATTCAGGGAATCCTGGGGATAGTAGTTTCTTTGGGGGTTCTGGAGCGTCTAATGCTAAAGTAATGGCGCTTGGCGATCTTAGTTCTGGCCCTGGTTTATTAAATTATGGCGGTGGTGGGCAAACGGCGCAAGGATTAGCTGGTATGGGGCTAAATTCCGGTGCCGGAACAACAGAGATTTCTCGTGGATGGATGGTTAGCCCTTTTGTAAGTAGCAGCGGCTCCGCGAGTGCGGTTGCATCCACACCAGCTTCCGGGTGGGGATGTGGTGCCAAACGTGCCGGGGGTGGTGGTGCTGGGGGTGGTATAGATAGCGCTAATACGGCGCGTGCTGGGGGTGATGGTGGTGGTTATGATACCACGCGCTTGGTTCCTATATTCTATCCTGATTCTGGCAACACGGGTTATGGTGGTGCAGGTGGGGCAACAGGTTCTGCGGGTTCTGCGGGTTCTGCGGGGACAACTGGAGGCACTAGCGCTCAAATGTTCGGTGAGGGAGGGGGTGGTGGGGGAGGAAACGCTGGGGGTGCAGGTGGTGCAGGTGGTGCAGGTGGTCAGCCAGGTGGTGGCGGTGGCGGTGGTGGTGCTTCATTGAATGGCAACAACTCTGGCGCTGGTGGCGCTGGTGGCGCTGGCGGCGTTTTTGTCATCTCTTATTATTAATTGTCAATTATCGGAAAATCTGGTAATTCTTTATCATGACTATCGTGACAACTAATATCTATCGGCCAGAGTTTGATTATCTATCCTCTGTTGTGAATGTAACATTCCATAGGGTTTCTGAAAATCCGAGCCTCATTATAGATTATGTTTACACCTCACCATATGACGGCCAAGCTAGTTGGGTTTGGAATAATGGTAAGTATGTGTCTGGATCCATCCAAATTGATCCACCCTTCCAGACGCAATCCTATCTTTTCCTGCATGAGTTAGGACATGTTCTAGGGTTGTTTGAGCATCGAAGCGGATCGGTGAATGAAACGCTAATGTTTGCTAATGGTGGTGGATATAGCCGCTCTTTCCTTGATACGATCAAGGCGTATGGTTCAATGGATATTATTGATCTTTGGGGGGTTTATGGCACATCTACAAAATACAAAGGCATTATTCGCGGGGATGATCGAGGGAATCTCCTGTATGGCGGAACGGGTCAAGCTGACACCATGGATGGAAATGATACTATCTACGGTGGCCGTGGTGTTGATACTCTCTATGGGAATAGTGGCAACGATCTTATTTATGGTGGCCGTGGCTCCGGCGACTCTCTTGATGCTTCTGATTTCATTTATGCCGGAATGGGTAATGACACGGTTTATGGGAATGGTGGGAATGACACATGCTACTCTGGTAGTGGTTCCGATGTGTTTTATGGAGGGAATGGAAAGGATGTTTTCTTTTCTCAAGCTGAAGATGTGTTCGCGGATTACCAAGCGGGTATAGATAGCTGGATTTTTATTTAGGGTTTAAGAATCAGATTCTTATATTTTTGGGGGCTTAGGCCCCCTTTTTCGTTTAACTGAACCTTTAAGGATAGGCCATGACAATTCATCTAAAACAAAGCACTCAGGCGCTTATTGCTGTAGGTCCATTAGTGGATGCCACTGATGGAAACACTCTTGAAACCGCCATTTCTCTGGCTACTGGCGAGGCTGCGCTAGTTAAGAATCAAGCGGCTGCAATTGTGAATATTGGAACTAATACCTGGTCGTCGCATCTCGGTGGCGGTTTGTATAACCTTACCCTGACTGCATCAAATACCGATACGTTGGGGCCATTAGTAGTGGTGGTATATGATACAGCGCATCGTCCTTTCCGTATTGAGTGTGATGTTCTCCCTGCAAATGTCTATGATGCACGTTATGGAACGGATTATCTACAAGTGGACGCTTTGCAGATTAACGGGGCGAATACTTCTGGTATGGTTTCTTCCGGCAATACGGCTCTTAATGCTGATGTTACGAAGGTAAACACGAACGCTACCGCTGCTGCGAATCTTGGTTCTGGCCTGCTTGGATGTAAGACAGGCACAGTGCAAACGGGTAGCACGACTACCGTAGTGAAAACCAATCTTACGGAAGCAACCAACGATCATTACAACGGGCGCAAACTAGTCTTTACGTCTGGTGCTCTTGCTGAGCAAGCAACTGATATTGGTGACTATTCAGGGTCGTCTAAAGATTTGACAGTTACCGCACTGACTGAAGCGCCTTCTAATGGCGATACCTTCATCATCATCTAATACTAGGAAGCCATACCATGGTTGTTACCTCCCCTTCATTGCTTGGTATTCCTGGCTCTCCTTTTAGCTTTGCGGCTAAAACGCCAGCGGCCTATCCAGCAAACGGGCTTCTTGTAGAAGAGTTTGATCTTTTCGTACAGGGATATGCTGGTAAGACGGTTATTATCTTACGGGCTGGCACTACTGAATTAATGCCCTGCTACAGTGATATCTTTCTTACTGAGTCTATCCCTAACCCTCAGATTCTTACTACTTACACGGACTCTATTGGCAACACCTATGGTAAGTTTCTCCAAAGTGTTTATGTGCCATTTGCGTACACACTGGACATTTCAGATAGCGAACAAACGGGTGTACGCAATGTTCCTATTATTAGCCTTGATGGCGCTGATGCGTCTAATGCTGTCGTTACAGCAAGTGGCACGACAAACTCCCGTAGGCTCAAGGATCATTTAGCTGCACAGATTGAGTTGCTCCAATTTGGGGAAATTAGTACATCTGCTGCGACAAACACCACAACTCTATCCGCTGCAATTGCCGCTGCTGCTGCTAATGGCGGTGGGAACGTTCTGTTGCCTCCTGGTGTTATTAACTTCCATTCTATTAGTGTACCTCAGTCTGTGCTTCTAGTAGGCCATGGTAGGGAAGTAACGATTCTTCAGTCTGAATATGCCGGTAAAGTGATTGAATTTACAGGTGGTGGTGCTGGCCTTAGAGGTGTGCAGGTTGATGGTGTGAACCTACTCACTGGCTCCACGGGTTTGTTTGCTAAAGGCATCGACGACATTATCTTAGATGATGTGATAGTGCGCAGATTCCAGCGCGGGATTCTTTGGCAGGGTGGAAAAAATCACGTTTACCGCATTCTATACGTTAAAAACAACGCAAGAAATTTTGAGTGGTTTGGTGACACAGACTTATCTGGCACATCTACTGGCGATGAAATCTCTGGTTTTGATTGGGTGCAAGGCGAGATTTCAGAATCTACAGAGGTTGGCTTATACCTGAATACCGTTGACCGCGCTGTACGTCACTGCACCCTCTCTCAGGTTGACTTCTTGGACAATGTAGGCACGGAGTCAGCATTTCGGGTGCGTGGCGCATCATGGATTACCGCCAAGCAATGTTATTGGGATGGTAATGAGAAGAATCTTGCAATTGCTGATAACCCAGACAATACCATTGAATACAATCAGGTTTCTGACATTGTGCTTAGTGGTGGGCAGATGGATGGCGGGGAATCTACTTTTGATGGGTTATGCCAGAATATTATCTTTGAGAGGATGGAGCTAAACGATTGTGACTTTGTGTTAGATGTTCCGCAAAATCCCATTATCTTTAGGGACTGCACGGAAAACAGTGTTCTCTTTTCTGGGGACGCCACAAAGATTAATCGCGTTAGAACCATTAATAATGGCCGGTCTAGCGGGGCGACTACGGACGCTGTAGCTACTACTGTCTGGAAGACAGAAATCAAACCTAATGAGGTTATTCAGCTTCTTGTATCTGCAACGGCTGAGCGCCAAAATGGCGCGGGTTACGCAGATTTTCTTTATTGCTGTGGCGCTCGCTGTGCTGGATCTACGCTCAACTATGATAGCCAAACTGCTAACTTTACGGTCGGCTCTAGTGTAGCTGGAGCGACAAGTGGCGCTACCGCTATTATTGTTGCTGATTCTGATGCTGGAACCACAGGGACGCTTACGCTGGCTGCGGTTATTGGCACCTTTGTTGATAATGAGATTATCGCAGAATCATCCGGAACGGGAAGCGCTACAGTTAATGGGAGTTTGGTGCGTGGTTCTGCCGCTATTATTGATGCAGCTACGGAACTGCGGGCATCTGGGAGTGATGCGGGAGGAACCCCTCCTTTAGGCTGGGGGGTTAGTTTTGCTGCATTAGGGCAAGAGGTTTTGGTTAAAGTTACTGGTGCTGCATCGAATGATGTGGTTTGGAATGTTGGTGTGAACGCGACGATTCTTTAATGGCCTGGCAAGAAATACCAATCAAAAACAAGATATTCCAGAATGTTGCTGAATCAGCGTTAGGTACGTTGAATGCGTTTATTGAAAATTGCTATGTAACCTATACAGGTGGGATAGCTAGGTTTCCCAGATTAAACAAGAAAGTTGAATTGGTAGGGGATGCCCCAACATTCCTTGAAGAATGGAGAGGTGATTTAGTTGCTACATCCGGTGGTTTAATATACCGCATTGATCCTAGTAGCTATGTAGCAACAGATGTTACGGGTGTTGCTGTTTCTGGGCCTGGACGGACGGTCTTTGCTAAAACAGAAGACGAGCTTTTAATGGCCGCTGGGCGGTCTATTGTAAGTCTTGCTGGGAGTAGGACCACCCTTCTATCTGAAGAGGCTCCAGAGAGCACGCATGTAGGGTTTGTGTCTGGATATGTTATTGCTATTGAGCCTCGCTCTGGAAGATTCAAAATATCCCAGCCTGGGCAATATACAGTATGGGATGATCTGGATGTATTTTCTGCGGAAGGTAACACGGACAATATCAACGCGCTTCTGGTTTCTGACTTTGGGGAGTTGCTGTTAGCTGGACCAGATTCGATTGAACAGTTTGATGCTGCGCCAAGTGGTGTAAGGCCCTTTTTTAAGCGCTGGGGGCTTGGTACGGGCTTGTATGCACCCTACACCATCCTTTCGGTAGATAACCGCATCTGGGGCCTTTCTGAGCGGCTGGAGTGGGTAGCCTTTTCTTCACAGATAGGAACCCCCGCTTCTGATGATATTCAGAACGCCTTAGAGGCAATTGACAACTTTGATGATGCATGGGCTGTAGAGCTTCCTATTAAAGGACAGCGTTTCATGATTATCCAATGTCCATACGCAACCAATAGGTACGGGACTGAGGGAATTACCCTGTTATATGATTACAAGAAGCGGCGCTGGGGAAACCTCTTTGGCTGGGATGTAGCTCGTAGCCTTCCTACTAAATGGGAGGGATGGAGCTATAAGCAGGTTGGGAGCAAGAAGTTTGTAGGTGGTAATGGGTGTGTGTATGAGCTTGATGAATTCTCAGGTAGTACCCCACAAAAGATGTTGTGGCGTTCAGGACATATTAGCCGTCCTGGCAATCAACCATTTAGGATTAATTCCTCCTCTATGCGTATAGAGCGTGGTGCTAGCGCAGTGGGGGCTACAGTTCCTCAGTTGTCGGTTAGGGTAAATAAAAACAATATGGGGTTTGGGAAATGGGTTCGTGGCTCCCTTGGTAGGGCTGGGGATCGCCATATGACGCTGAATTTTCCAGCCATGGGCGACTGTGATTCTGTTCAGTTTGAGATACAGGTAACTGACGATGGGCCTATTGAAATAGCGAGTTTTGGCATGGATGTTACAAACCTCAAAAGGTAGTTATGGTAATTAGTTCTGCAACACTTCCAGCCCCCCCACGGCTTATTGGGGTTCCTAATGTTGACAACGCTGCAATAGTTGACTGGGCATGGAACGTTTATCGTGTTGTGGTTATTGAGCAGCAAATTCCTGATAGGCTGAATGCTATAGCGTCCTTACCTATTATCTCCACAGTCATTAGCGCATCACCTACGCAGGCTCAAGTTGAAGAGCTTAAGAGTAAAATCAACGCCATTATAAGCGCTTCCGCGCCACAAACTACTTAGGAGGATAAGATGGATTTTATGAACATGCCCATGGCTAAGTCTAGCTCTGGTGGTGTTGGCAACGGAGTAATGGCACGCGGGAAGAAAGCTCAATCGTTGGCTAAATATGGGCGTAATGGCGACACTGAGATGGCGCATGTTACTCCTGGGGAGATTGTTATCCCTCATTCTGCACAAACTCCGCGCCTTATTTCAACGCTGCATCAAGAGTTTATGAAAACAGGGGTGCCACTAGAGCGGTATGTTGTTGGTTCTGGTGAGAACAGCATGAATCCTGAAACGGGTAATGAGGAACATTTTTCATTTAAAAAACTATTAGGGAAGGTGCTTCCTATTGCTGGGACTGTAGCAAGTGCCGTTACAGGTAATCCTCTTTTTGCAATGGGTGGTAATGCGCTTAGTGGTGCAATGGGTGATGAAGCTAGTGCGGCTACTGGTGGTGGTGGTCAATCTAACGCTGGTTCTGGAGGTGCTTTCTCAAATTTACCAGCCCCTGTGGCGGCTAGTATTGCTTTTGAGAAGGCTGCACAGCGCCCTATCTCTAAGATAAGCACTACTTCCTCCTATATTCCTGACATGATTAATGACGTTTCAGAATATCGTTCTCCACCCCTTTCACAGGATGTTAATGGTAAGGATAAGGATAGACTTCCTTCTGTTTTTTCAGGAGGGTATCCTGAGTTCTTTGATATTTCTTCCCCTGGTGAATTGCGGAACTCCAGAAACCCAAATACAGGGATGAAGGAGTATGCGGATTACAGTGCATTAATGGGCAAGCTGAATACCCAAGGGGCAGCTAAAGGTGGTGCATTAGGATTAGGTGTTGCTCCATCTGCTGCGCCCGCTACACCATCCGCCACTATAACGCCTGCCGTTACAAAACCTGCGACTACTTCTACTCCATTACCTGCTGCAATCTCTAATACGCCAGCATCTGTTGCAACTGCTTCCACGCCAAAAGCGGCAGTTCCTACTGCTACTCCTGTGAAAACATCCCCCGCTACAGTTGCAAAAAGTCTGGCTGCGGCTAGTACACAGCCTGTATCTAAGGCTGCTACTACGAATATAGCCCCACTCTCCAATGCTCTCCCGGCATCAACTACTCCTGTTAGCACTACCCCTACTGCCGCTACTGCGACATACAGCCAGCCTAAATATCTGAATGAGCAAATTGGAAAAGAGCTTGGTTACACGGGGCAATGGGGTGGTGGTGGACAGGCTGCTTGGCTTGCCGCTAACCCAAATATTAAGACAGAGCTTGATAGCCGGTTGAATGCCGCTGGTGGAAATAAACTGCTTTCTGAGGTTGCGGCTCCTGCCACAGCACCTGCCGCTGCACCTGCTAGCACAGCGGCTACATCTCCTACAAAGATTGGCAATGATGGTTATTATGATATTTACAAGCCAAGCGGTTCTGAGGTGCGGGTTGTAGGTATTATTCCAGGCGCTAATAGCAATTATAATGTTTCCAAAAACCCCTTTGCAATGGGTGATGATCGTGTTGTTCTAAGCGACGGCAGGACAGTTCTTGCTAGCACCCTGAAAGGGCGTCCTGAATATAAGTATGGGGTTGCTGTTGATTCTATTGTGAATCCTGACAGTATGACAGTTATTGGGGTAACGTCTAAGAATCCTCAATATAGTGGTATGGATTTCTATTTCCCAGGGTCCACACCTTATAGTAAGCCCGCTGCCGCTCCAGTAAGTGCAGCACCGGCTCCAGCAACCTCACAAGCCGCACAATCGCCTGCAACCGCTACGGCTTCCTATAGCACCCCTAAGTATATCAATGAAATTATTGGTAGACAGCTTGGTTATAAAGGGGATTGGGGGGCAGGCGGTCAAGCTGCTTGGCTAGAGGCTAATCCTGCTAAGAAGGCTGAAATGGATTACATTCTATCTCAGTACGGCGGGAATAGAGAGGTTACACAGGATGAATTAGTCAAATTCATGAATACTACAGGAAGCAACTCTTCTGTGGTTCAAGATGGTTCTACGACACAGCAATCCGTACCTAGTTACATTACTGAATTACAATCTAGGCTAGACAGCCTATTGAAGGCGTATAACGAGCCTGCACAAGCCTCTCCATCCGTTGCTGCTACCACCACCACCCCTGCGGCTAACACTCCTGTAGCAACCGCTGAAGAGCCAGCAATGGTGCGTGTGTCCTCCAAACTCCCTAACCGCTCTGATAGGTATCGCTCCAGGCGGTATAAGGGTACATTAGCTAGAAACTTTTAGGAGATCATCGTGGTAAATCTTGCTGACCTTATCAAAGACTTTGCCCCTGTTATTTCTACTATTGGGCAAGGTATTATCGGCTCTGATAGTATCAACGATCAGACGGACACGCTCAACAATAGTATGACTGCTGCTACTCAGCGGCTTAATGAGGGGTTGGATCAACGCCTCGGCTATAGTGAGCAAGGGATTGAGGAGCTTCTTAAGCTGCTATCTGCTGGTTTAGGAGAGCAATCTAATATCTACCGCACTAGCGGCCTTGATTATAAGGCGGCAACAGAGAAAGGAGTCAATCAATATGGCTCTGACATTGCCCCTCTTGTAAATCAGCTTTCCAAAGGGTTATCGCTTTCTAGTGATGTGTATGGAGCGAATCTGGATAAGACGGCTGGCCAAACGGCTAACCTTGTCCAGCAAGGGGCAGGTGATGTAGTTCAACAATATGCTCCTTATGTAGAGACTGGCCAGGATGCCCTTGGCTATCTTGCCCAAGTTATGGGCTTGGATCCAAACCAATTAACAGACTCACAGCGTTTTGCACTTGATGCCTTGAACCGTGATTTAATGGCAAACCTCAATGCCTCTGGATTGCGTGGGGCTGGGCGGGCTGGTGTTGGTGTTGTTTCTGATGCTCTGGCTAAGGCTAAGGCACAAATGTATGACCAGAACATGCAACGCAGGGATAATGCTGCGTCAACCTTGAATAGCCAGGGCTATAGTGCGACGGGTCAAACTGCAAATGCCCTAGAGGGTGCCAAGCGTGCTTTGGCTGATTTAACATATAAAACAGGAACTAATAAGACTGAAAACCAGTTTGGTGTAAATCAGAAGGTCGCAGATACGGCCTTTAATGCTGGCCAGGATGTAGCTAGTAAGAAATATGCCTCTACCAGTGATGTAAACAAGAACACCTATAATATTGAAAAAGGGATAGGTGACGCTACTGGTAAGTATTATGAGAACGTTGGCAACCTTACTGGCGATCTTTACACTAATAGAGGAAATACTGCGCTTGGGAAGGCACAGGTTGATGCGTCTTTGACGCAGAATGTTGGTGCTAATTCTGCTAATGCAGACGCAGGAAAGACTAACATATTTTCTTCCACTATGGATAAACTGGGAACTATCCTTACAAAGCAGGCTTCTTCTAAAGCTAAAGGGGTTCCTACTGATGCTCAAACATTTGGAATGTCTTACTAGGTAATTATCATGCCCTACAATTCACTATCACAGCCTGTTGTCGATCTTTCTCGCAACCTTCCTACTCCTGATATGAATAGGATTGTTGACCCTACTGCGCCCGTTCGGCAGGCACAAGAGCAGCGTATGGCTCGTGAGGAAGAATTGGCACGCCAAGAGGCAAGTAAGGCATCTGAAAGGCAAGACAAGGTGTTGGAGAAGATGATTTCTGACCCGAAGAATGCCAAGGTATACTCGCAAATGTATAATGTGCCTATCACACCAGAGATAGATGTTTTACTCCGCGAGCCTATACAGGCACAGAAGTTATTAGAGGCACATAAAATTACTAAGGATATGGGTGTCGAAAATCCTACTGCCGTTCGTTCTTTTGTTGAAACATACCTTAAGACTGGTGACTTGCTGAAATCTCAAGCTGCGATTGAAGGTATGGA